CGACACCTTCCAGAATATCAGTGAAGTCTTCTGCAATAGTGATATCGATTGGATTGACATTATACAGGTTATTCATAAACTTGTCAAACAAATACGGGTTGGTCTTATTAACTACTACCACTTTAACATAGGTGTTTGTGTAACCATCTAGTTTTTTGTCTGTAATGTCTTTGATTGTTTCCACTTTATCATCATAAACGATACGATGGAACATGACATTTGGATTCTTTATGAAAACCAAGTCATGTTTATACAAATCAAAAATATGAAAGCCACGGTCATCACCATAATCTTGCCACGTGAGTTGGTAGGGATTTCCGAGATAAAAAATGTCATCAGCATTAGATTTATGATGATAATGACCAGAAAAGGTGTGAGAAAACTTTCTGAATGTTCCACGGTCTATTCCTTCTTGTGATGGCATACCACGATGCATGGCAAAACCAGCAATCTCAAAATGTCCGCAACAAATAGTGGCATTAGTTTGTTGCAATTCTTGCATGGATTGTTCATAGTTCTCAGGACAAATCCAAGGCATCATACAAATATCGGCAGATGTATTTGCATAATCTAAGTGAATCGTCTGTGGTGAATCAATCACCGTTAGGTTATCATACTCACGCAACAACAGGTCAACAGAGTTTACGTCATTGGTATTTTTAAAGTATGTGTCGTGGTTGCCTGCTAACATGTAAACGGTAATGTTTCTTTCGGCCAGTTTGTCAAAGAACATTTCTTTGGTACGTTTCAGTGAATAGAAGTTGACGTACTTGCGGCGGTCAAATGTGTCACCAAGAATCAGTAACGTTTTAATACCTTCTTTCTCTAGTGTTGGAAAGAATGTGTCTTCATAAAATTTCTCGTAATAATCTAAGAAATGTGTTGAATCATTTCTTGCACCGAAAATGTTGGTCTGTAATAATAGCAATTTTCATTCAGACACCTCCTTATCAAGTTTTTTCATGTTTGGATTGGGTCCGTCACAACCAATTCTGTGCTCAGGATCCATACCGTTCATGTAGTATTTTTTATATAAATGTTTTGTTACTTTTGTTTTTTCCAGTAACTCACGCCAACCGTAGTATATCACACCTTTATATTCTATGTCAATAGTGTTGTGTATATCTTTACCTTTCAATCCATGTTGACCGTTTTTTCTTGCGGTTTCTGCTGTTATTTTTCCTGAGTACCAACGTTCTTTCATTTTTTCAGAATGTTGTTTTCTCCTGTCATCATTATTCATCCAGCTCTCCGTTACGCTTTTATTTCTACGTTCAAAATATTCGGGAGAAGCTTCATATCTTAACCAATTTGATGAAGGATGTTTTTCACCCTTCAATCCAAACATTGGATTATCAGGTCCATATGTTATGAAATTATAATGTTTATTGGAATTTCTTTTAATAACTTCAAAATTCCATTCCATGGTACGCAAACTTTCAAAAATATCTTCCATATAATCTCCTATAGATAAACATATTTATAATAGTTTGGTGCCAGAAATGATTATTTTAGAACACTATTGTTACTTTCAATTCGTTTCCTCAATTCAGAACTACTATATGTGTGAGGTCTACGATTATAATAGAACTCTTTATCCAAGTGTTTACCGGTAAATGATTTATGCCGATATTCTTCTCCCAGTATTCTAACATCATAATGAACCGTTGTCAATAGATTTAAAAGGTCGGATTCGGTAGAATATGGAATGATTTCATCCACATACTTGCATCCTTTTAGTTGAGCATACCGTTCATATACCGATTGTACGGGTTTGTTTTTATCCGATCTATCTAAAGTTGGATCTGTTTGTAAAGCAACAATAAGATAATCACAGTGTTCTTTGGCTTCTTCCAACATCAACACATGGCCAGCATGAAACAAATCAAAACAAGAACAAGTCAATCCTACTTTCATATTAACCTCCAATAAATTTTTCAATGCCTTTTGGTTTACTTACCACTTTGGCATCTTTCTTTGCCTTTCTGGCATCTTCATAAGTTTCAATGAACTCTGCAATGTTATCATAAAGTTCGAACTGTTTGGAAGTACCATCTTCGAATTCCATCATCTCAAATTCATCTAAAATACCCATCTGTTCGGTAGCTTTGTACTTGACGTATAGTTGTTTCTTCTCTTTTTGAATTCTACGCAAGAACGCATAGTAAATGATTTGCGTAAAATATGCAAATGGGTTTGAAGACTTGGTTGGATCAAAGTTGTTGAAATACATCAGACAGTTTTCGATACCATCCGAAATCATCTCATCTCGGTAAGTGTAGTTGATGAAGTTTGGTTTGTGAGACAGTCCTTCGGCAATCTTCATCCAACATTCGCCGATGTAGTTGGGAATCTTAGGTTCTTTCTTACCTTGCGCCGAGGCCTCTTGGCATAACGCTTTGTACTCTACCAGTGCTCTTAAAAAATCTGCATTATTAATGTAATGTTTTGTTTTACTCATTCAAATGTACCATAAAAAGTTGTTGACAAGGGGCTTGACATGTGATATAGTTCGCAATGTACCCCAATGATGTTAGTGAATAGAAACTCCTTTATTAGTTTCTAGTTCCATTAATGCTTCCATTAACTCCACGCTTTCTTCCTCCGTATGATTACCTGATTCTTCTGTAAACTCGGTTAATCTAGATACGGTATTCTCAAAGTACTCGGCAAGGTCGTCACTTGGTTCCATAGTACAAAGAATATTCTCAATTGGAACTCTCACAGAGTTTCCTTTCATAACTTGTAATGGTAACCAATGTTCCAATACCAGTTTCTGACCACGCAATTCAAACATCATCGGTGTACAGACTTCTACTGTACCATCCAAATTATTGCGTAATCCACAGATGATATCAAGGTTGTCCTTGAATCTAACAATCATAGATTTATTATTTTCCATCTTTGAGTCCTATGTTATACATCTTAAATGAGAACTTCTCCTCATTATATATCTTCACTCTTTCCACGAAATGTCTGAGTGTAAAGTTCATTGTTTTACCTGTACGCATGTCATCCGCTATATCATAAAGTATGGCAATTTCTTTGTCTTTAGATAAACGCAAACCACGGCCGATAGACTGTAGGTTACGAACACGTGACTTAGAAGGTGATGCAAAAATAATATTGTGTAGATTACGAATGTTGGTACCAGTAGAAAAGGTACCGTAAGACGCAACCACAATTGCGTTCTTTTCTTTTTCCATAATTGAACGAACCACTTCTCGGTCTTCTGTGTCTACCTTACCGTGAATAAAGTATACGTTTCTACCATTTAACTTCTCTGCGGTACGAATCATGTCAAAAATAATCTGTCCGTGTTTCTCCACCATTTGAAACAACACCAGAGTATTTTTATCCATACTTAACGCCAAGTTACGAATAAATTTATTTCTCGACTCATTGGCCATCAAATATTGTAATTCTTCTTGGTAAGTTGCTTTCTTATACAGTTCACAAGCTTCGTTAGAATGCTTCAGAACCAGACACTTGATTTTAAAATCAGCAACCTTGCCTTGATCCATCAATTCTTTAGTTGTAATCACCTGCTTTGCGGCACCAAACAAACCTTCCAGAACCAACTTGTGTGTCTTTGTTCCATCCAAAGTGCCAGTCATACCAATACGATACTTTGTATTCACTAGTGAAGTCAGAATTGTTGTGAGTGATTGTGCTTTGAATAAGTGTGCCTCGTCACCAATGATATAATCAAACTGTAAGAAGTATTCTTTAGGCATCTTATATAATGATTGCCATGTAGAAATTGTTAAGGCCTTGTCTGTTTGTTTAACCATACCTTTGTAATCATAAATCTTGTGTACATTATCATCAACGTTGAAACCATTATGTGATGAATAGTCCGCAAAATCTGAAGTCATCTGTTCAACCAAAGAAGTTGAAGGTACAATCATTAGACCTTTAAGATTCTGAAAATCATTAAACTGTCTAAAGAAAAGATATGCAATCAGAGACTTACCTGAAGAGGTCGGAGAAACTAGGAGTCTTCTACGAGATTGCATACCATCAACAAATGCATTTAATTGGTGGTCGTTAACTGTTAGTTTGATGCCTTGTGAGTGTACATTTAGAGACTCTGCAAATTTCTTGGCGTGGTACAAGGAGAACTCGTCTTCCACCAAGTTATGTTCCATGGTGTACTCTCGCTCTTCACAAAAGACTTTGATGTAGTCCAAGAGACCGAGGTAGATTTGGGACGTTTGTAGGTTGAATAATCTAATCTTTCCGTCCCATATTTTATTACGGAACGCAGGAGTAAACTGATAACCAGGTACCATAAACGTAAAGTACTGAGATAATTCCATGGCCACGTGCCGTTCACAAGTCACCTTGGCATAGACCTCGTCTTTTTTATTTACAATGATATCACTGACCTGCAACGAATTTCTCCCAAGAGATGAAGTCTCTCAATTGCCATGTACGTTGTTTGAGTTCTTGCATGATAGATTCAATCACAGAGATTGCTTCCTCATGGTAGACTTTCTTCTCAAGTAGTTTGATTAGGTCTTTATCTGCTTCAAGGTATGTTGTGATATCAGACTTGAGTGCAAATTGAAATGGTTCCCAATCATGTTCTTCAAGTTCTTCTTTCGATAACTTACCTGTAAAGTATTCCCATTTAACTTTACGCATACGCAGATAATCAAAATGTGCCTTTTGTTTTGCAATTCTATGCTTAGTCAAAACGGCCACATATTTGCTGTGGTACATGGGTATTTTAATTAATTCTTTAGATGGTTCGGTCTGGTCAATAACCGAGTCCTTTTCCCACATCTTTAATATTTGTTCAAGTGTTTCCATACATTTATAAATCTATTCAAAATAACAAAATCCTTATACAGGACAACAACTTACGTTGTTTTTATCTATTCAAAACATTATATCAGAAAGTTAATCTAATGGCAATACTTCGTAATAATTAAAATTAAATGTTGCCGTTGTTGTGATAATTGTATCTGCACTGAGAGTAGTATCAAAATTAATATCAGTTAAATCAACAGGGAAAACATTATGAAATTGAATACGTGCAATTGGATTGTTTAGTCCTGATAGTATAGTTAGAACTGCATCTGATACACGGACACCACCTTGCATCTCAAGTAATCTGTTTCTTTCATTTATATCAGGGTGACCATTCGCCAACATCCAGTTATAAATGTCTTTCCAACCAGTCAGGTGTTCGTCTAGTATAAAGGTGATACTCAGAGAGTTGAATGATAACTTACCACCTGGATAACTGATATCTAAAGTCGGAGTGTTATATGGTGCTGCACCCATTGACATGCCTGGAAGATTAACTGCTTGGCAAAAGTATGGCACCGAACCGGTTCTATTGAATGATAATAGAAACTTGGTGGGTTGTAATGGATTGGTATTTTCTGGTGTTCTTGTAAAGACAGACATTATTTCTCCTTGTCACATTATTTAGGACCATAAAAAAAGACCACCCGAAGGTGGTCTTTTAAAACTGCCAATCTTTGTTGGCTTAATAACCACACTTTCGTGTGGTTTATCATCACATAAGGTTTTTTACACCGAAAATGCGATAGTACTTGTTAGTACGTGCGTTCAACTTGCCCATTCCAACATCGCTACCTTCAGCAAATGGGTTTGCAACCATGCCGTAACGAGTCTTGAAACCAATCTTTGGTTGGAATGTGTATTGATCAACTGCACGAACCATTTGTAGAGGAACGTATGGGCAGTAGAACAAACCAGCGTCATAAGGAGATGAACCCTTGTAACCAACTGTTACCAATTCTAGGTTAGATGTATAACCACCGAAGTATGGGTCAATATAGACCTTGATACGACCGTGCAACAAACCAGCGAATGTGTTACCAGTGTCGTCAACTTGCAAGTCAACAGACAATGCAGGAGTGTAAGACAACACGCCAGCCATAGCCATAGCGGATGCAACGTCTGAAGAAACGATCAGAACGTTACCTTTACCACGACGAGTTTGCTTAGCGATTACGTTAGCATCACGTTCGATTTGGAAAATCAAACCTTTGAAACGTTCAACAGACCAACGACCGTTAGAGTCAGTGTCCAAGTCGAAAGCACCAGCAGTTGTAACACCGTATTGAGCACCAGCAACAGCGCAAGTGTAGATAGTACGGATAACTTCACGGTTGATTTCAGCCAAGATTTCTGTAGACAGAATGTTTGACAATTCTGTTTCTGCGTCCAAACCGTGAACTGCCTTCAAGTCTTGAGCCAATTCAAGTGAGTACTCTGCCTTCAAAGCACGGCTTTGAGCAGTAACAGTAACCTTCTCGATAGAGAACGCCATTTGTTGGAATGGAGCACCATCGTTAGTACCTAGTTGTTCAGCAACTGAAGTAGAGAAACCAACACCAGTAGTTGTGTTAGCAGTACCGAAAGCGTTTGCAACGTCAGTAACGTTGTTACCAGCAAAACCGTATGCAGAGTGACCAGCGGAACCAGTACCTGAGAAGATTGTGTTGGCTTCGTTGTAGAATGCTTCGTTAGCATCACCAGTACCAGCAGTACCTTGAGTGCTATACTTAGCGCGCATTGCGAAGATCAAACCTGTTGGGCCTGTCATTGGTTGAACACCAGCAACGTCATAAGCAATCAAGTTTGGCAACGCACGGCGTACCAAAGAAATCAAGATTGGGTCGAAGTTGTTGATACCGCCGCCAGTCACGTTTGTTGGACCAGATGCGTATGTGTTTGTTTCATTCAACTGCTGAGCAGTTTCATTCATTGCTTGTTGTTGATTTTCCAACACTAAAGCAGTAACTGCTTTCTTGTATGGATCCTTGATCGCTTCCAATTCTGGATGTTCCAAAATTGGTGACCATTTTTTCTGTAATTCTTCTGTTAGATACATGAGTAGTTTCTCCTAATTGTAAGTACCTGATTTTTGGTTTTTTATTTATTTAACCAAGGTTTTTGAGATAGTTTGTGCGTACTGTGCCATCATAGGATCGACAGATGCGCTAGGCTTCTTTTCGTCTTCGATATGCACTTCTTCATTCAGAGCTTCAGAAGTTGCTGTCTTAACTTGTGTATTGAAATATGATTCTCTCAATGTCACTAGTTTGTCTGCAAATTCGGCATCAGTAGTAAAGTCCACACCTTCTGCAAGTGCTTTCAATTTTTCTACCTGTGTCTGTGTAAGACCTTCACACACTGCGTGTACGGCCTCATTCTTTTTCTGTTCATTCAATTCTTTAGTCAACTGAACAGATGTATTGATTTCTTCGTTCAACGAAGCTTCCAATTCTTCAACACGCTTTGTCAACTCTTCCACTACGTCCACTTTTTCTTCTGGGATTTCGATGTAGTGTTCTGTGAACAAGTTGTGTAGACCACGCATGAAATCTTCAACGATTTCTGCACGTAGTCCTTTTTCGATGGCGATTTGGTTGTCTTTAACCCATTCTTCGGCCATATAATTGATGTAGTCGTCTAGTTTAGTTGCCAAATCTTCTTTGATTTCTTCAACTGCAACTTCGAATTCTTCATACAAAGCAGTTTCGATTTCTTCCATTACGGATTGTGTGCGAGCAATAACTGCTGCTTCGAAAATCGTAGTTGCCTTTTCTTTGAATTCTTCCGATAGTTCTTCACCAGCAAGCAAAGCACCAACGTCATCTTGGATTTCTTGTTGCATAGATTCTTTCTTCATCATTTTCTTGATGAGTTTTTTATCTTCTGCTTCGTCTTCGTGCTTGGCTTCTTTTTCTTTCATTTCTTCTGCAACTGTTTCTTCTGCATAAGATTGGAATGTGGCACCTGGGTTAGACTGCATAGTTTGTTGTGCCAAACGAGCCTTAACACGGTCACGAATAGATGCGTAATCTGTTGGATCAGCTTGAGTCACAGTTTGTGCTGCGCCTTGAGTTTGACCAGGTTGACCACTGAATGTGCCGCCTGATTCTGCACCTACTGGAGGTGTTGCACCTGGAGGTGTTGCAGTTGGTGTACCTTTTGTATAGTCACCACCTTGGTCGTCTTTTTTGTTAACAACACCAGCAACTTCACCAACGTCTTTGGTACCGTAAGCGACTGATGTAGGTAGTTTAGATGGACCGTCTTTGTGGCCAGCTTTAACAGATGCTTCAAAAGTTTCCTTTGAGCCTTCTGTCAAAATTGCTTTAGCGGCGTCTGTCAGATTAAATTTTCCCATTTTGAGAATCTCCTTGATTTTTATATTGGATATTTATAATTAAAGTTTTTTGAGGAAGTTTTCGAATATTTGTAGACTAACTTTTTCAATATCTTTACGACTAGCTTGTTTGATTTGCTGAATCGATTCTTCTTGATTTCGTTCGGTCCAAACACCGTTAACCATCATCCACTCTTTGCCTTCCATTAAACCTTGTACGAAAGCACCAGGTGCGGAAGGGTCTGCTACAATATCTGCCGCTGTGGCCAGATGGAAGTCATCTTGAACAATGTTGATACCATTTACGGTCTTCATTGAACCAAGACCACGAGATGATACGCCGAGTTGACCTCCACCTTCGATGATTTGTCTTGCAATGTTACCCATTGGGGTTTCAAGAATTTTAGCTTTGCCTATCCAAACGTTTCCTTCTTGGCGCAGACCCACAATTAAGTGAGACACACGGTCAAGATTGATAGATGGGGTGTCTGGATGACCCAGTTCACCAAAGGCACGATTTTTAGTAATACATTCTTCTGTATAACGAGAAACTTCTTTACGCATAGTTTCTTCTTTATACATACGTTTATTTTTGTTTACAGACTCGGAAACCAGAAATGGTCCTTCGATGTAAAGATTTTTCTTACCGTCTTTTTCTTCGGTAATATAGTTTACTTCTTCTGTGAGTTCTTTAATAAGTCTCATTTATAATCCTTTAAGGACGAACACCATAAGGTGGGTAGTTGAACGCAGCTGGATCATTGAATTGACCACGTTGATAATGTGCGTTATCTTTACGGAATTCTAAAATGATTGTATAAGCATTACCCGCTTGCATACCTGTTGTAACAATACTGATATCACCATTACAACCTGCTGTTCCAGCTGCATTGTTTGGAATGGTTGTCCAGTTATCCATACCGTCATATTCTCCACCACCACTCATACTCAATAAAGTTTTTGGTGTCGTAGCATTCCATTTTAATGTTACGGTAGATGAATTTGGTGTGTCGTACCACAATCTGTTCAATGCGAGGCCGTAGTATGATAATGGACCGGTATTTGCTGTCGATACTAACAGATTGCCTTTAGAACTGTCCATGGCACCATATAACGTATTTGCTTGAATACGAACTGCGTTTGTTTCTTGGCCAGTTCCGTCAAACGCCGCAGTTAATTTAATAACTGCATGTTCAGTGGTGTCTTTGATGACTTGATATTCGTATGAATTTGCCATTTTATTTCCTATTATTCAGTTGGAACTTCTGTTTCAACTTCTTGTGGTGTGATTAAATTTTTTGCCACTTCGTGCTTATGTGCATCGATGTGAGCCATAACTTTATCTTGTATCGCAGCGTATAGTGCATTACGCATCTCAGATGCATTATCTTCGTCTGCAAAATCTACGATAGCTCTTGTTGTTTCTGACATAATTATTTTCTCCATTAGACTATTTATAGTATACGTTTCAGTATATCGAACGTGCCTTCTTTCAAACTCAAATCACCCTTGACAGGTTTGCTTTCGGTTTTCGTTTTTGTTTTACCAGGAGACTGTGTACCACCTGAATTGTCACCTTGTGTTCCCGGCGTAGGCATTGATTGTGCAAGTGCTACTTGATTCTCTGTTTCTACTTGACCAACCATTTGAGCCTGTGCAACTTGATTGGTAACTTCAACCGGAACTCCTAAACCTTCTTCTTTCTCAGAATCAATCTCTGTTTGCATTTCTTTAATTTGATCATCGGTTAGACGCAATACATTACGTTGAATCCATTGTTGAGAGAAGTATCGTCCTGTGTATGCGTCAATTTCTGCCAATAACGACAGACGTTCCTTCATTAACTCGGCTTCTTTGAGTTCTGTGAAGTTGTTGTCTTTGATGTAATCGTAATAAATGTTTTCTTTGAATATATCCCATTCTTCTGCGGTACATATACCTTTTAATACGCACTGAACACGAAGAGCTTGATCAAATACTTCCGCAAACTTGTTGCGAATTCTATCCACAAATTTTGAGAATTTCAATTCATCACGTGTAATTTCTGACACACGACCCAATGAGAAACCTTGATTGGGTTCTAAACGTGAGACAGGCACACTCAATGCGCCATATAATTTCTTTTGAAAGTACTTAACGTCTTCTAATTCACCTAGGTTTTGTCCGCCTGGTAGTGTGGTAATCTCTGTGCCTTTGCCGCCTTCTCTACGTGGCAACCAAAAGTCTTCCAACATACTCATATGTCTACGATCATCACGCACTTCACCCGTGTTGGCATCGTATACCAATTTGTTCTTGTACTTGACCATAATATCACGTAGATATTGTTCCGCTTTCAACTTTGGTAAGTTACCAACGTCAATATAGAAGATGCGGCGTTCTGGTGCTCTTGAGATACGGTATATGACCGTTGCATCCTCAATCATCCTTAGTTGGTTGAGAGGCTTAATTGCTTTGTGTAGATAACTCAGAACGACTGCTCTACGTGAATCCATCAAACCGGAAACAACCGACACGATAGAGTCTGTTGTAATACGTACACCGACTGGTCCATAGTTCGAGGATGCGCCTGTAGAGACTTTATCATTGTAGATGTAGTACTCGTTAACCGGCATCACCACCTCTGCACCTGTGCGTTCATCCTTCTGTTTACGAATCTCACGAACTTTACGTAGTTTACGTGGGTCTATATAACGAAGTTCCTTGATACCTTCGGAAGGATTTTCTCTGTCGATAATAACGTGATAGTACATTCTACCATCAATATAATATCTACGGAAAATATCTTGTGCCATGTTGTTGTAGTTCATCAAACGTAAAATGTTTGCAAACTCAACCTTGATGGCATTCTTGATTTTTTCTGGTTGCTTTAATTCGTCTAAAACGATACGTATGGTTGTACCAACATCGTCTTGGCAAATAGCTTCATTAACGATATCATCTATCGCAGATTCAATCTCAGGTTGCATTGACATTTCACGATAACGAGAAATGAGTTCTACCTCATTTTTTGCTGTACCGTCAAGGTCAACGTATGTGCCATAATATGCGGCAGATTGTATAGTTAATGCGCCATCATCCGTACTGGGAGGCGAAAACGACTTCTCGACAGAAGCTTTCTGTTCATCATCTTCACGCGAAATGGTGAATCCGAAAAGTGAAAATTTATTAGGTGTTGCCATATTTTTTAAGTAATAATGTAATCAAAGAAACATAAAAGGAAGGACCTAAGTCCTCCCTTATATAGACGCATTAGGATGTGGTGTCTGTTTCCCAATATTGATATGCAAATGTTACTGAAAATTCTTCAATAGAGTCATTTGACCCCCAATCCAAATCGATTGGAGAAACATCTTGTGGGAACATGCCAACAAACTTATAACGTTTTAATTCTTCACCGCTCTTGCCGTACTGAATTACTTCAGCATCAACAGAGTAACTTGAAGGATTAATTGAACCAGCAGCACGAACGTTGCCTGCATGGCTGTTGATACTATTCATCCACGATTCGACTGCATTACGGATAGTGAAGTCTTCATCGTTAATGATTTGTAGTGTCCAGTCTGCAAACGTTCTATTGCCTGCAAACTTTAATTCACGTCCAAAATATGGTACTGTAATCATACCAATTGTTGAACCTGGTAGTTGTGCGGCTTTGGCCATGAAAGTTACTTTCTGACCAGCACCAACACCGTTTGTTACTCCTGTAGGGAATACTAGAGATACGGCAAATAGGTTAGGACGTGCGCCGTCCCCTACCATATTTGCTCTGAATTCTGCTACGTTAAATGCCATTGTAATCTCCTGTTATGGTTTATTTATTAGACCGCACCAACGATAGTTGTGAAGTCAACACCAGTTCCAACAGCCACAAAGTTCAATTGAATGAAGTTGATTGAACGAGAAGGTTTGATGTAGATATCACCAACAAACTGATTTGAATCAATAACTTGTGAGGTGTTATTAGTTTTATCGCAAACCACTTTGAAATCTGTGATACCACGGCGACCTTGAACATCGCGTAAGAACGGAGTTATAGTTGCAACGAACTGAGCACGTGTAAATTCATCATTTTGTTCAAACAAAGAAAACTTGGCAGAATTTGCAATTGCTTTTTCCAACACGATGAACAAGCGGCGAACGTTGATACGGTCAAATGCTGAAGGTTTGCTTGTTAATGTCTTGTCACCAAACAATACAATACCTTGTCCTGGGAATGAAACCACTGGGTTAACACCTGCGGCATATAATGTATCTCGTTGTGTTTTGTTTGGATTCCATGCCAACTTGATTGCGTTCTTAACTTGACCACGATTTAGACCAGCTGGAGAGAACCATGGGTCACGTGTGGTGTCTGTTTGTACACATAGACCAGCAATATCACCGTTCAATGGTACCCAACGGTATACATTGTTGTACTTGTCGAATTGGTATTTGTAACCAGAATCGGCAACAGCGAATGTTGAAGATGTTCCTAGGCTTGACAACCATGTTGTAATGTTTGTTGTTTCAGAACCAGCTTGATTAACAACAGCAGAACTTGGTGGAGAAACAAATGCCATACAATCACCACGTGCGGCCGCAATAGAACTTATAACATAGTTCTGAACTGTTGTGCTTGAGTTGGCAGTTAGAATCAGAGAAATGTCTATCAATTCTTTGTTTGCAAATAAACCGTACGCAGAATTAATGGTACCATCTAGAACAGTTGCATCAATACCACCGTCTAAAACGATCAATTCCGCATTAGGTAAAGATGTGAAGTTGGTTGATGAAACGCTGCCCCAAGTTACAACTTGAGTTGCGTAATCTGGAGGATCCATTGCGTAAACATATTTTGAATTATTGAAAATTACTTGTTTCCAATAGTTTGTTGCACCATTGTTGACCGCATCAATTGCCTTAGACAAGAATGGGAATGTTTCCAAAACTGTACCGGGTGTTCCTGTAAAATAACCAAGAGTGTCAATAATGATTACGTGTAATTCATCATCTTGACCACCAGCATCCGCAATTTGAGCAGATGTTCCTGGAGCAGATGTAAAATATGCTTTGTATGTCCACGTACCAAAGGCAACTGAGGTATCACAAACACCAACAGAAAGTGAGTTGCCGATATCACCAGCATAACGTGCTGCGAATGGACCGTATGTTCCTCCGTTATTTGAATTTAAATAAGTTGATTGGAAACTGTCTTCATTTTTGATAAGAACTGATGTATCACCTGTTGCATTTCTTGCGGTGGTGCCAACAGCTCGCACAACGTTCAAATTATTACCATATGATAAAAAGTTTGCCGCAGTAAAAAAAGTTAATGCTGTATTAGAATTTGGTTTACCGAATGTTTTAACCAGTGTTAGTTCGTTATCCACCTGTTTAATTACTTCTGCTGGACCCCATTTAAAATTTCCAGCAATAGCACCAGCAGTAGTAAGGACAGAAGGTACAACCGTGGTTTGGTCAACTTCTGAAACGTTTACGCCTGGAGAGATTTGAAACGCCATTTTTTTCTCCTTGAATTATTATGTGTTCTTCTGGTAGTTACAATACCATAGAGATATTTATGAAAGGCTGGATTTACAACCTGTCGATTGAATTGCGAAAGAAGTTTGCATAGGTTTCTCCACCATTGGCCACTTCCCATACGTCACCACCCATAATTTCAAATTCACTTTCCCTACCGTCTTCAATAATAGGTGCAGGTAGTACATCATCGTCCATCTGGTTCATTGATTCCAACTGGATTTGTTTACGAATGTCGTGGTTAACAATCTCTTTAAAGTATTGTTGGGTGGATACCCATCCAAAAATAACTAAAGACATTACCAAGTCGTCATTTGCACCGAGTGCCGCAGCAAAAGAGTTCTTTTGTTGTTCAAAGGTGGTCAATTCTGAATAGGTATCAAAGTCACTAATGATTAATTTGTCACCTTCGATCAAAGTTTTTAGGTTTGAACACCCAATTGCCTTAACCTGTGGTGACATCTTCAGTCCCATTTGAATACCACGAGCAAACCCTGCACTGAGTTGTTGTGGTTTCTTGTTGCCTGTAAAGACTTTCCATAGGTTCTCATACTCAAAATCCGAATGTAATGAGTCTGCAACTTGTGGGTTGTTGTTAATTTCTATCAATACATACGCATCATTATAATATCTAGCTGCGTTGTAGATTACTGTAGGGAACAAAATCGGTGTAATTGATGAACTTGCATATGTGGCAACCTGCCTGTATGGTGTCTGTGAAATATCAATAACTTGGAAGGCAGAACTGTCTAAGTTTTTACCTTCTGATACGTCCACGCAGATACAATATAGATGGTCTGATTTGTGTCCATCAACTTCTTTGACTGGATGTTCATAGATCCTCATTAAATCATGGTTAGCAATTGGATCGGAGTATGCAATGGTCTGTAATTTGTAACCGGAAACTAATGTATTGGATGAACCCAAGAACTCAGTTTCAAATTCTTGTCTGAACTGCCGTTCTGAGGTGTTACGAATTGTTTCTTCTTTCCATGCCTCATCACGACCTGGTACCATAGACCAATGAATCTCAAAGTTTTTGTAACCGTTCTTGTCGTTGATTGAGTCCATCCACAACTTATAAAACAGGTTCATACCGTTAGGTGTAGACACAATAATAATCTTAGAAGTTTTACCAGATGAGATAACAGGGTAAACAGAGTTAAAGAATTCTTCAGCAATGTTATTTGGAACGAACGCAAATTCGTCCAAGAATACTAGGTTGAAAGAACCTCCGCGAACTGCTGATGATGAGGTAGATGCCGCAACAATCTTAGAACCGTTTTCCAATTCAACATTACCCTTGTTCCAAGTAACGACACCTTGTTGTAACCACATAGGCAAGTTTTCATATGCTAGTTGGTATTTACCAAGAATATCACGTGCAAGTGAACCTTTGTTGGCCAGAACAGCAACGTTTTGTTGTTCGGTGAATAGTGTTAACCAAAGAAGATATGCAACTGATGTGGTAGTCTTACCTACCTGACGAGGACATTTGGTGATTGAAAAACGATTTTCGTGGTAGTTGCGAATCATGTCCTTCTGAAAAGGCCACATCTTAAACTTCATCAGACCAACGTCAACGTTAACAATTGTTACATAATTTTCTGCAAAGTAAACGGGGTCTGCGGCACACTTTTTATATTCTTCAATGGTTTCTAAAGTCCATTCGACTTTGACACCAACTTTTTTAAGTAATGGATTGTCTCTGTACGAATCTCTTGATTCTAAAACATAATCATCATCATCAATCATTATTTGCCTTTGATTAATTTGTTAAGTTCTGCGGTAGAACCAACAAATATTGCTTTATCAATCTTAGTTTCCCCTGTTGTTACTTTGCCGTCCATAGTACGCATTTGTTTTTGTACGTTTAATAATTCCTTATTGGCATCTACCACATTCTTCATCAGTGTGGCATAGACCTCAAATGCACGTGGGTGTTGACCAGCACTGGCAATGTGCCTCAATTCTTCCATTGCTTCTTTTCCGTTGTCGATGAGTTCTTGTAAGTTGTCTTTGGTTTGTTCGTATGCATCGACCAGGTCAGTCTTTAGGTCAGGACCATCCACTGGCGTGTCTTTAACAACCGGCACCAATGATTTTGGTTCCTGTACAACAGTAGTTACATCAAAAAGTTTTTCCATGTTTTTATCAAATGTGTTCATTTTTAATTTTTTATTACTTATTCGTCTGTTGTTCTTGTTGATGGGAATTGTCTATCTATACCTGGCCAGATAATACGAACTGCGCCACCTGCACCATCTCCAGCAGGGAAGTATACATCTCCTGGACTATAACCACTATAAGTCGTACCCCCGTTACTTCCACCGCCGCCTCCATATAGACCTCCGTTGGATTTATCTGTGTTGGTTGCGGTTGTTGTACCGGTTGTGCCGCCACTGCCTCCTCCGCCGCCCGCACCTGTATCGGCTGTACCTAGTGTGCCGTTACTACCTATACCTAGTATGCCGACACCACCGCCTGCTCCGCCACCTAAATCATTAACATTATTGCCGCCGTTTCTGCGAGCGCCGCCACCACCACCACCGGTCAGACTGGCTAGACCCACGGATGAACCTGCACCTCTTGCGCCGGTTGAGGTTGAACCTACAGGTGCATTTGCATATAGTTCAGTTAGTGTTGTACCGATAACATAACCGCCAGCACCTCCTCCACCTGCAATAATTAATGATGAATTTGTTCCTCCGGAACCGCCAACCCAACCGCCATCATAAGAACCCAAAGGTTCTCCTCCTGCGCCACCGTTACGGCCGCGCCTGCCGTCTGAGTTGTTTGCACCTACTTGTGATTGTCCAAATTTGCCGCCGCCAGCAATAACTGTTGTTGAACCATTGCTGAATGACGAATTTGCACCAGATGTAACCGCAGGTACAGGAGTAGTACCATATGAATCTGCCCCTCCGCCGAGACCGCCAGCACCAACAACTACAGTGTATGATTGTCCTGGTATGACTGATACGTTATTCTTGTAAGCTAACGCACCACCACCGCCTCCGCCACCAAAATATGTACCGGCTCCACCACCGGCACCAACACACACGACTGATACCGATGTAACTCTCGCGGGTGCTACCCAGGTATATGTTCCTGGTGTAGTATATGCCTGTTGGCCAGTCGGAGGAAGGTCACTCATCCGAACACCTGATAAATTTAATCCTGAGATAATCATAATCTTATGTGGTTAATAACCAAACCTTGCTTTGTATGTTACAGTCTTATAAGACCCCATCTTCATCAGTGAAAAATCGCCACTCATTATGTCAATCCGTTGCCGCTAAGGTACCAAGTAGTGGCATCAACTTTAACAGCGGTTGCCATTCCGTAGGCAGCAAGAGTTCTAGAACCAGTAGTTCCTGTTCCAGCAAGATACATAGTGTCACTAGCAATTGCGATAGTAACAGTAGTAGCACTTGGCCCAGCAATAAATCCGATGGTAGTTCCGATTGGATATGCCACAGTAGCATTTGCTGGGATAGTTATTGTTTGACTATTTGTTGTTACATAAATGTGCTTACCAGCATCACCGATTACTAGAGTAGCAGTAGTGGATGTTGCGCTTTGTGGGATGCCAAGATAACCAGCACTAGATGCGGTACTTGATGATGTTGCGGATGCAACGTTTGTTGTCAAATAACCACCGGTGATTGAAACCTCACCAGTAATTGTGCCGCCTGATGCCACATTCAATGAAGTGTTTGCTCTTGCAAATGCTGAATTGGCATATGAACCAGCCGAAACTGCTTTACTATCGGCATCAGCAGCATTAGTTGTGGCTGTATTTGCTTGAGTATATGCTGAGTTTGCATATGTTGATGCAGCCAATGCGTTTGTTGTTGCTGTATTTGCTTGAGTGTAAGCACTATTTGCGTATGAACCTGCCGTTACTGCTTTAGAATCGGCTGTTGCGGCATTAGTGGTTGCTGTGTTTGCTTGTAAAAATGCAGCATTAGCATATGAACCTGCTGATACAGATTTATCATCTGCCGTAGAAGCATTAGTGGTTGCAGTATTTGCTTGGGTATATGCACTATTGGCATAAGAACCAGCAGTTACTGCTTTACTATCGGCCGTGCCGGCGTTTGTTGTTGCAGTATTTGCTTGAGTGTAAGCACTATTTGCGTATGAACCTGCCGTTACTGCTTTAGAATCGGCTGTTGCGGCATTAGTGGTTGCTGTGTTTGCTTGTAAAAATGCAGCATTAGCATATGAACCTGCTGTTACTGCTTTACTATCGGCCGTGTCGGCGTTTGTTGTTGCGGTATTTGCTTGGGTATATGCAGCATTTGCTTGAACAAAAGCAGCATTTGCAGTTGTTCTTGCGGTAGCGTCAATCGAACCTGATATTGCTGCGTTGGCCGCATCAAACGCAGCCTGTGCGGTTAACGTTGCGGTGTTTGACTTATTGTATGCAGCATTTGCTTGGACAAAGGCACCGTTAGCATATAGTGCAGCAGAGTTAGCCACATGGCTTGGTGTATTCGCCTGTAAAAAGGCAGCATTAGCATACGATCCAGATGTGTTTTGACTTTGATATGCAGAATTTGCATGAAGAAAACCTGCTGTTGAAGTGTTTAATATGCTTGTGATGTTTGTATTTTGTGTAACATTCACACCTTGCAAGGCTGTAATATTGGTTGTCGCAGTATTTGCCGTTGTTCTTGCATATGGATCAACTTGCGTATCACTAACAATAGTATTTGCATAGTTAAAAGCAGCTTGCGCTAAAGTAGTAGCACTGTTTGCTTTTATAAATGCGCCATTGGCATATAATCCGGCACTTGAAGCATTGATTGTTGCTATGTTAGCCTGGTCATATGATGGTAAGTTTAAATATAATTCTGTAAAATTTGAATTAATTTTTGTTGCAGCCGTTCTTAGTGTATCACCTGTTCCATCATTTGCTGCAGTACCAGTGTTAATTACTTGTTTTGTCATTTTATGGATTTTCTGTTATAGTTGAGGCGGGTGTATTAACCTTGTCCATTGTTATTGAAGTATTTGAACTGTCCATCTTAAACTCAGTATCGTCCATTTTAACAAGTGGGTCTGTGTTTGCATACACATCAATTTGTGCAAACTTGTGTGGCGTTACATCATATGATGTAAATCTATAATTAGCACTTGTTGTAAAACCATATACTGGTTGTGTAGATACAAAATCTCCACTAATATTAACCAGACTCAATGTATTATTTGCCCAATTGGAAACTTTTCCTGTTGCAGTTGCAGTATGTATATCATAACCTTGGTATACCAATTCATTTAATTGATAGTCGCCTGCGCCAGTAGTTCCGTTCATTCTAAAATTAATAACATCAGATTCATTGATCTTATTATATATTGATGTGATGGAATGTGTAATCAAACCTGTGTCTGTTACAGGACCAAAAACAAAACCTTTGACAGTAAAGTTTAGTGTCCATATAATCATACGTGGGTCTGAACTTCTATCACCAATATATGTGGTATCATTAGTAACACTGTTTAATATAACAGGCACTTCTTTGATGATACCCAATTCTGGAATTAAGTTTAATTTGATTGTGTAATCTGGTGTAAAGTATGGTATGATATGTTCAATTACTTGAGTACCATCTTCAATGTTACGAACATATAAGTTCAAATCAAAATCAAAATTGTATGGTACTGGATTGTATTGACCTTTAACACCTGTTGGTGTTTGTGCAAAGTTCTTAATGTTTGTGTTTTGTTTTCTAGATGAATCATAGGTCATACCTTTCATTTCAAAAGACAAACGTGGTAGAGTCATTTGAACTTTTTTGTCTAAACTGAAATCTTCTTCCAGTCTCAACACATAATGTTCTTTGGCCGCATATGCAATTGGTACAACAAAACGTTCTTGTTCTGTGTTGTCTGGATTGTATCTGACCATGGTAATTTCATTAAACATATTGCCGAATCCGACAACTAATTTACGAATGACACGGTTATAGTAAATACTTGACATTATAGGGTACCAAAAGGATTAGTTTCACTGAAATCAATAATAGAATTTGCTTGTTCTTCTATATATAGATTGTCATATTTCTCGCTGTGTAGTTCCACAGCCAATGGATTATAAGTGCCAAGTGCGTGACTTGCACCACTTGTATTACCTATTACCAACCGAGAATTGGCAAACTCACCGTAGATATTGGTTACTGATAATACTTCATTGAAGGCATCCCATTGTGATACTGTACCATAGGCATAGGCATTGGCCAATGTAACATCATTAGATTGAAATACAATTTCTTTATACTCATAATCACCTGTACCAGAAAGAATCTGTAGGTCGATAGTATATGCTGAGTTGTCAACCACAACGTCAATTTCTTCCATGCCAGTATCAATAACTTCTTGTGAATACTTGAATTTCTCCATCTCCAACTCGTAGAAGAATGGAATCTTACGACCCAAAGTGAAGAAGTCTTTTGTGTGATTAACAAATTTAATCTCAAACAATTCACCGGTACCGTTTAAGAATGGTACATAAATCAAATCACCCTCACGTGGCCGTGTGAATGTATTTTGTGGTACACGTTGTGAGAATGAACGCTTAGATAGAATAACGTTGACGTTATTTTTAATTTCTAAACCAAACTTAGAAAAGAACTCTCTTTCACCACCATATTCCAATGTGCTGGACAAGTAGAATTCCACGGGAAATGCTGATTGGAATTTCTTAACCGGATCTTCTCCATACAATAAGTCTCTTGCAGCCTCATTATCATTTGGAAGATAGTATGCGTCAAATCCCATTATCTTAATGGATTCTACTATTAAGTCCTCAACTACTCGTTGTTCGTTGAGTGCATTAAAATTATTGAAATATACCGATGTTGCCATGTTAGTTCATATAGAATTCTAGCATACCGCCATAATTCTTTTCCATGTCTGATTCTAGGCGCATGATTTCATCGTTGGCTTCATTGAAAATTGTTTCACCATTCAATGTAACACCACCTGGTAACTGTACGCCTGAGAACTTTTTGAGGTTAGAACCCCATTGTTTCTTAATAAGTGCTGTTGCGTATTCTTTTAACCAACGGTCATTCCAAACTCTACCGTACTGGTCTGGGTTCAACAATGCATATGCTTCTGCGATAACTGTTGTGCCAATTGGTGATTGAGATTGTCCCCATCCCCAATCAATCATAAGTTTTTGTGTGTGACGATTGAAACGAATAGGAGTTTCACCTGTGAACATAAGTTCAAGTGTGCGTAAATGTTGTTGAGTTAATGTATAGTTGATATATGATGCAGATGTGAAGTCGTACAATTCATTTAGACGTAGTTGGTATCTCAAATCAAACATACTGATTGATGATTGTGAGTCTGAAATTGGAAATATGCGTGTTACACCAGTAATTTCCAATACATTATTAGATGAATCTTTTGCTTCAGTTAAGTCCAGAAAACGGTTGTTAATATCCGTTTGAGTTAACTTTTTGATGTAATAAACTTTTTGTAGACCGTCAAAATGGTAGTCATGCCAGAACTGCAACGCATCATCGATACGGTCTTCTACTTGGTCATCGTCTATGTTAATGTCGATAACAGGGAAACCAAGTCGTTTCAGGCAATAATTTTTGAACTCGGCTCTACTAGTTATAGTTGTGGCCATTACTAAATCTCCTTATAATAAGGTATTTATACATGACCTTATGTTAGT